ACGTTAATGGCAATAACTCTACCATCTACCTCTGCAGTTGCAGCTGCAGCAAGACCTAAGTAAGTCCATTCAATAGTTCCTAGAGTTACATTACCAGATGTATGTGTTGGATACAATGTATTGCTACTTTGCCCTACATTCTTAGATTGATATCTCTTTCCACCCCATTTAACAACTACTCCACTAGCATAGTTGGTTGCAAGCTTATAATCTGGTTCAAATTCAACTGTAGGTGGGTTTTGAATATCATATCCATCTCCACCTGAATTTTTAGTGATTGATTTTAATCCACCATACTTTCTAGTAGTCCTTCCCTTATATGAGAATAAAGGAACGCCATTAGTACCAATTCCAACTTGACCTATAGGAGTTGGAGTCTTTGTACTCTTAGTAGATGTCTGTAATGGTATTCTCTTAAGATATCTCTGGTTTCCTGGATCTAGATCAGATGATGCGAAAGGTCCAATCTTATGTGATGGTATACCTGTACTAGCTACAATACAATCTGTTGATGACTTGTAGGTATTACTGGTATCTGCAATAAACTTGGAAACTATAGCATTATAGGAATAATCAGATGATCCATATGCAAATTCTCTAGCAATGAAGAATTCCTTACCTGCTAATATCGGAGCAGCAGGAGTTGATGAGAGAACAAATTCAAAAACGTAATTATCAACAATACCAATTACATCATGTTGGTTGTTGTAGATATCTTCCTCAGCATTAAGGATTCTAACCTTATCATCCCTTCTTAATTGATGCTTTTCCTTTGTTGTAACAGTTACCCTAACAGCACCATTAGGATCTGGTGTTCCTAGGGTTGCTGTAACCCCTCTAAGTGCTCTTCTGACGTTATATAAGAAAGAACTCCATATTGGATCAAGACTATCGAAACCAGGTGCTAGAGGGGTCGTAACCTTACTCTGTGGAAGGTAATACTTACCACCTTTTGCTATATTAACACCTCTGGTACCACCATAGACTTTTAATTGGATTTCAGACCCATCTACGTTGCTTGTACCATAAATCTTGTATGCTGCAAAGACTTCTTGCCCTGCATCATGTGCTACATTGAGTGTATTCTCTCTAGCACGATTACAACCTAAAAATTGGTTAACCGTTTTGTCAGTATAGCTAATAATTTCATCTTCAATCCTAAATCGACCATTTTTCTCTGGCCAACCTATTGTAGAATCAACAGTAATGATATCGTCATTTAAACTACCAGTTAAATCCGCAGCAAGAATTGATTTGTAAGGAGTTACAAAAGTTCCAAGTGCATTATTGGTATCTACGTCAATTTCAAAGATTGAACCAGTCTGAGTGAATACTTCAACAACACCTTTAACGTATATACGTGCTGCATTGATACTTGGATCATTTGCATCAGATTCTTGATATAAAACTTGTCCTACAAGCGCAGTTGGATCTCCTACAACAGGAACACAACGAATTACTTCCCTAGAAGTGTAATATGCGTCCGATGGTTTGAAAATTCGGTCTCTTGGATAAGAAACTTCTGATTCTACGCCAAAAATTGTTCTTAAAACAAATTGGAACGATCTTGTAGACCCTTTAGAAGCATAAAAGTCCTTAATTCGCTTAATTACGGTACTTTCAGTAAGTCCAGAGTAAAAATTCTTCGGATAAGTGGATAAAAGCAGTTCTTTGAACTGTCCCAACATGAAAAGTGGGAAAAGGTTGTTTAAATTAACAACTTTTGAGCCAAGAACGTGTTCTGTGGGTGTTGTTGATGAAAATATGAATTCTCCTGCCTCTCCAATTGATTTTACAGCATCAAAACCCCTTGAACAGGTATTAAAAAGGGTTGCACCCTTACTTTGATAGTAAATTATCTCATCATCTATTAAAATTAGTCCCTCACTGGGAAAATCACGAGTTGAAGTAACGTCAACAGTAGTAGAAGAGGTAGTTACCGTCGAAATTGTTGTTGTTTCAGTAACTAGGTTACCATAATTGTCAAGATTATAATAATCAGCCCAATTATTGATTATATCTAAGCAATATCCCTTTAATTCTTGTGATTGATAGTATGCTTTAACGAACTCTATGAATGTAGGAAAGCTATCCTGTATAAAACTGGCAAATTGGCCAGTAATACTATCAGATATCTGCGATCTAGATTCAGGACTTACTTCCGACGGAACTGGTGTGGTCGTGACCGTCGTAGTCGGAGTAGTCCACGACCCTACTTTCCAGGATGAATTCGATTGAGCCATGCGTTTTATTAATTATAGCTGGACTCTGGTACAACTCCCGTACCAGATAGGTTTGAACCGCTACTGATGGTGTCTTCCACAACACTTACAGTCGTATTATCTATACCTAATGTCAAATAGGTTTCACGCAAAGAAACAAGATCATTGGATTCTGGAACTGCTGAAAGTTGAAGAATGTTACCTGATGTTATTGTAGTTGAAATTATTATGTCATTAATGACAATTTCACCCATATCATAGTCAACAGTACCTACGTCAGCAGTACTGTATTCAAATGCACCAGTGTCTTTAATATAATAAAGTCTCAATTTACCTAAACCATCATCATTGATGAAGTAAGTATTGATTGTATCACCAGCAATTTTAAATCCTGAAGAAGAAACCGTAGGTTCTGTCGAGGTTCCTTGGTTAATTCTGTTACCATAACAGATTTTATAGTTCACACGAGCGTTTAAATCAACTGTTATGTTCTTTCTCATCTTGAGACGAGTGATATTCGATGTAATTGATACATCTGAACCATCAATTATACTCTGAAGTTTAGAGTATTTGAACTTTCCACCGAATTTATTGAATTCAGATCCTGTATTAAGCGCAGTTAGTGTTGCAATAACTGCATTTTGCACTTCATCTTTCAATTTACGTGTAATATTTGGATTATAGTACACAAAACTGTTCATATCGATGTATAAAATCGATGGATCAATGATTGAAGGTTGAATTGCTGCTACAGAATACTCTCTGAGATTCTTCAAAATAACATTTTTCTCGGAAAGAGATAATTTATCCGCATTTTTTGGTTTGATTGCCAAAAATACCTTTCCATATTCAGGTGGAGACGCTTCCTCACCACCATAACACGCAATTGAAGCAACGTTAGGGTAAATTTGAGGAACAATTGCCTCATAATCCTGCGTTGAAACTGCTCTACCGAATGCAGAATAGAATTTAGGCGCAGAAAACTTAATTCCTTCCTTAGATTCTGCTGGAGCACCGCCTTCTGGACGTTTATCCAGTGTAATAGTGATTCCAGAGGTCAAAGAATTCGCTTCATCATCTAAAAATGTACCAATATTACTGAAAGTAAGCAATCCATTAGCTCCCATTCCACTAGAAGTGGTATAAGTGACGCTAATTACATCACCATTGAGCAAATCTTTACCAATTGTACCGTCTCCGAACATAATTTCGGGTCTTTGATACTCAGATTCCTCTAAAAAGAAGACTTTTGATGTAGAATCTATCTTAGTAATGTCTGTTGCTTGTAAATAACGCTCTGTGACAGTACCAGAACTGACCTGAACCTTCATTGAAGAAGTATCTGCGTTCTGATTCGTTAGAATAAAGCGTTGTCTTTCATTAACATTGCGTACAAATGTGTCTGTTAGGTAAACACCCTCATAAACTATAAGACTTGAGAAGGTTGCAATACCTGTTGTACTATCCACAGACACGATAACATCAGATGGAACAGAGAAGACGAAGTTGTTATTGTCTAAACCTGTGAAATTTAGTACTAATCCTTGTGAAAGTGTAACCGTTTTTGGATATCCTTTTGTAATTACACCCTGTGCATTGGTTGTAACATTGGTTTGAACCTGAATTGTAACCGTTGCTTGTGAAGAACGAGCTGATTTTGGTGTATAACCAATCATCCTAGCAAGCTTTACAACGTTCTCACGTAAAACTGCGGTCTCTAGGAACCCTTCATTAACTGCAAGGTTGGCATTTACACTTGTATAGTAAGTATTATATGCTAAAGTATCAATTAAGACAGTCAATGATGACCCTTCAAAGTCATAATCACTAAACTCTGACTGTGCCTTTAGATAATCTTTAATTTGCGCCTTGATTTCGTTGAACTCAAGAGCATTGACTTGTTTAAATGCCATTATGGTTTCAATGCTATATCGACTGAATCTTGTATAGGTGGAATTCCCAATATCACATAATTAATAGACACATCCAATTGGTTACGATTCTCTTCCCATTTGGTATCAATATCTATAACTGCAACCCTTGGCTCATGTAAGTTGATAACTTCTTCAAGATTATCAGTTATTTCATTCTCAAGATCAGGACTAGCATTTTCAAATAACAGTCCTATAATATTACCACCAAAGAAAGGATCGAATGGTTTCTCATAAAAGTTATATAATACTATATTTCTCACACTAGCCTTAATGGCTGATTCATTAGTCAGTGCCAAAACATCGTTCGTCACTGCGTTCTTTTCAAAAGTCAAGCTGAAGTCACGGAAAGACTTCGATGTAATAGCCATCCTTTACGGAATTAACCTTCTTTATATTTATACCCGTTATTCAGACTTGATAGAAAGTGTACTTCAAGAAGAGCTCTTGACCCTTTTTAATTGGTTTAGTGGTCGTCATATGATATATCTTACCCCATCCCTGATCTTCATATCCTTTAACGCAGTTGGGATCATTACTATGATTCACAAAACCTCCTAAAGGGGTTCTCATAATTTGTTCATCTACCACAACATGTGATATACCAAGATAGATGTTATCTGGTATATCCTCTTTAGCAAAGATGCCTTGTCCTGCGACAGGGCTATCTTTGATGTGTAGGCACTTAGGCAATGCTTGATACATTATATTGAAAATCCTGCTTCTATATCGAACCATCCAGTAATGATGGTCTTTTCTAATTTCTTGTCAATAACTCCTCTGTGAGTATGTGTCCATTCAGCTGGCCATATCACAGTGGCACCCTTCTTGGCAGGGATATACTTATCCTGATACTTCCATTCAGTTCCACCATCAGGATTATCGGAAAGGTACGTCATCCATACTAGAAATCGTTCTCTATTTATTCTCTGCATACCTCTTTCATAATGCCATGTTTTATAACCCTGATTAGGTTTATATCTCTGTATGTTAAACATCGGAGCCACATGACAATCAAGTTCACCTGCTTGTGGATATGTACGATAGTAATCCTGTAGACAATCCATCAAACTACGCATATACGTGTCAAGAACTTTTTCATTCTTAGCAAGCATGGTATGACAGTGCATATCTGTAGATTCTTTACCTGTTGCCTGAAGGTGTCTCTGAGAATGCAATCCGTTATATTCTATTTTTGGTAAGTAGGTACATGTTTCATAGAACTCTACTACATCGTCACATATACCTATATCAATCTCACCTTCCCAGATGAAATTGTGCATTATCTGCCTTGTCCCCTATATCTCTTCTTTGCACTATTACGACTGGTAGCAGAGAACTTACTATGTTGACCTCTACCTTGTCTTGTTTTCTTGGGAATTGCTTCCGATTTCACAGTAGTACCGAAACCACCTGCTTTTGTTTTTGCCATAATTAACCACCTGCGAATACGTTGGGTGAACCTTCTGCAACACTAGTACATGTTGCATCCCCTATTCTACCACATCCTTTGCCATTTACAAACACAGTTGTACTTCCTGTTGTAATTGCTACTGCATGGGAAGGACATATAGGTGCTGGTAATAAGTGTGATGTATTAACGTCTCCTTGACGAGAGATGGGTATGTTATTACAGAAGACATTAGGAGATCCCTCTGCTCTGGTCATTCCAGAACAATGTGAAACGTCTGCATCGCCTATTCTAGTTACTGCTGGCATTGTTCACTACCTCCTTGGAAATCTTGAATACTTTCTGATCCACCTATAGCAAATGGATTGTACTTAGCAGTAGCGATCCTATACATCTTCTCATGCATAGTAACTACTTCTTCTGCACTCTTTTCATGATCTGGTGTTGACTTATGACGTGAAGCATACGTGTCATCGGGTGGTTCATACTCACTTGGTGCTGTATCTTCCCAGTCGAAGTTCTTTGCGATCTCCTCTTCAGGTCTAGGTGGATCATCAAACCATTCATCATGTACTATCTTCGGGGTCATTTCTTTTCTCTAGTCATCAATTCCATTAGGTAGTCCGTATACTTGGACATTGCTGTATGTTGTTCTTCAGTATGTGGAGGTTCAGGAGCAACAGGGGCAAACTTAATAAGATGGTCAAACGAGGCAGGTAGGTCCCCTGCTCTGTTATGCCTTATTAGTTCTCCATTAACCTTAATAATGAATTCACCTTCCAAGTCTTCCATAAGTCTCCCTTACATTGAATCCTATTTAGAGATCCTTCGCGATTTTGGACGCGAATTTTTGCGTTCAACTACGCGATTTTTTAACCTCTAAGGATTTTTCCCACTCTCTAATCATATACTCAAGTTCTTTAATTCTCCCCTGAGCACTCTTAATCTTTTCCTCTAAGTAATTCATGTCGGAATAGGTTTACCACCCTCATTCAAAGGTAGGCAGGGTGCAGGTGAAGGTTCTTCATTATGGGCACCAGATTGTGTCCATGCCTCTGAGACTGGTCCTTGCTCAATCTCTTGATTGATGTTTCTAATTTGTTTCTCATGATCACACACAACATCGACGAGTTTCTCATACTCAGATGTTTCTGTCCTCCGCATCATTAGAAGACTGTTCGAGACCTTATGTTCGAGTGCTGTGATTCTTTCGAGAAGTTCTTCGTTTGATAAACTCATAATTTTTGATTAACCTGTGTTATGGGTGTCAATGGTATTTACCCAAGTTTCTCCTTTGCGAGGAACCTTTCCTCCAAGTCATAGTTTAATCTCCAATTCTCTGTATTAACCCAATAACCAATTATTCCTTGTCCATCACAGTTATATCCGTAACCTGTCACACGTTCTCTACATCCGTCAAGGTCGAAGGTCTTACCGCTGGTAAGATAGTCGTGGTACTTAGCGTCTAGTGTGATCATTGGCTCGGAGAAGGGATGGTGTCATTTATATAGTAACATTATACCGAAACCCTCACAAATAGTCAAGGGGCACTTCACAGTTTTTACAAACTCTTAAGGCGACCTTTATATTTGAAAGGGTCTGGGGGATTTTTTGGGAAAATTTTTTATTTTGTTTCACGCTCGCTCATGCAAGACTTTATAGCTTGGATTGCGTATGGATGTTAAGCTATGGGGGGCACAAAAAAACCCCCACTAGGGGGGTAGTGCCTTTGGCGAGTGCCTCACCTTGCGTCTTTATCGGACATGGGGTGGGGCGATCTCTGCACGCCATCCAATCTTTGAGAAATCTTCTAAGATTTGCAAAGCAGACTCATAAGTTGGAAAACTGATCAGTCTTGGATTTTGTTGCTGGTTTGTCCAATAACGAACCTTTGTGCTGTTTTGTGGCATGTTGGGAATAAGGGTCAGAGTTCAGGAAATAATAACGGATGAAAGAATCATGCTTGAGCAGATCGTATGCTGATGATGTGATCATGCGTTGACTTCCATCCATTTGAATTCTGCGTCAGTCCCACATTTCCATATTGTCATTGCCTCCATTTGGTCAGTTGCCCAAGAGAGTGCAATGTCTTGGATGCGGTCGAAGTCGCATCCGAACTCAGCATTTGCTTTTAGTTCGTTACCCCATGATGAGGGTTGGACTGCCCATGATGCCATAGTGAAAAACCTCTGTGTGAAAATTGGATGATGGAAAAGCGATCAGTGACGATCGCTTATATTCCATGTGCCTGTTGGGTGAGATCTGAAAGTGAAATCATCCTCGGCGAGTTTGGTCAACGCTGCCATTACCGCTTTGTCTTGGATGGCGTTCTCGTTCATGAGGACTGATCCGTTGAACATGGGGCGAAGGTCAGAGTTGAACATTTGGTCTTTGTTTGACATGTCCTAATTATAGCAGATGGGCATGAGGGGGAAACGGGTAGGGGCGAAACCTTAACAGTCTGTTGTAAAAATTCCAGCCGCCCTGCTAGTACACCTATACTAGTTCCTCTAGAGCACATATGAGAAAAATCAAAACACCCTGAGCGATTTTGCCGAGGGTGTTCTTTTTCTTGGGGACGGTTTGGGAAGGGGTCACGTGAAAACAAGATCAGAGAGCGACGTGGTAGAATAGAGAATGCAGTCTTGGCGAAACTGAATTTTGTAACGTTGCCCGACCTCCTGAAGATTCTTGATCAGTTGGTCGGACCCCGCTGCCCGTTCATCCACGGTGATTGAAATCGTCATGCATTCTTCCAAGGTGCCTTTGTAAATTCCCACTCCCTCCGTGATCGTCGCGAAATCCAAAAGTGAGCAAACCTCATCTTTCAAAAATTGATTCCACATTTGGCGGGTCACGGTGCCTGAGTTTGGGATGTTGCGACCTAGGGTGATGCTGTGGGTTTGCATAAAGCAGAAATCCTCTTGACTGATTCCATTGTAGACCCTGCGCCGCTGATATCCATACAGACTGTGCCACTAATCCAACTGGTCAGGGCAGCCGTTTTTTTGTTTCATTATGTTACGTGTTTGGGGATAGGGGCAAACTGTCAAGCGATCGCATGTATAATATGAGAGTACCAAACGCCAGCATCCAAATGCCAGCATCCGCTAAGTCTGCTCCATCCGTCTCAACTGCTAAAGCAAAACCAGCACGCAAGACCAGAGCACGCAAAGCAAACAGTCCCGTCAAACCCGTTGCTCCACGCACACGCAAAGCGGCGACCCCTCAACCAGAAATGATCGAGGTCAA